GCTAGTATTAGCGTAATGTGGTCACTTATGCACCTCACGGTGTTGAGTCTCCTCTTTCGCTGATCTCTACTATTCTACCGTCCACCTCTCCTCCGGAGTATAACCGCCGCAACAGCGGCCAGGGAATTGCCTGGAGACGAGGACAGAGCTCAAGTAGATCCACACTAATACCCCAGGTGACTCACCTGGATAGTGTAATCAAGGGTCCACTGCCATTTCAGACACGAACAGACATTGCATCTTCTAGATGTTGTCTTCACCTGGTTTCAAGCTAACTCTGTCAGGTGCTACAAACGTAGTATCCTGTCACCGAGTTCAAAGCTTAGAGAACCCCGTTTCCGGGACTTCATTATCAATCGCAATAAGCGAAAAGAATCCTCTAGTTCAAGCTTCCGTTTTACCGGTAGCTTAAAGAATAGGAATTCCCTCACTAATTGCTCAAGTTTATCAACCCTTTCAACTAACTCTTCAAAAGAGAGGGTGTTAAGGTCAATAAGCTTGACCGAGTCTCTATAACGAGACCCGGGATAGAATAATGATAGAATCAACTCGTCGGGGATCAGCAAACCGATGTTATTATCGGGATCAAAAGATTGCTTAAGATCTTTAACATAAGAGGACTGAATAACAGTCAACTGTTTGTAAAGATCAACAATCCGATCCTCAACATAACCTCGGGCAGCTGCCTGGTTTAACCGTAGTAAACGGCCTAGCTCTTGAGTCTTGATCTTAGGCATCACGAGAGGTTTACCGCTCGCGTATGCTGATAATCAATTCTCAAGGACACCAGTTCTTACATTGGCGATGATCCGACCTCCTATAAAACGTATCGGATTCTTGGGATCAACCAAGAAATCTGATAACGTCTGAAAGGAAACCAACCCACGATTAACCAAAATTCCCGCAAAGGAAATTAAGGAATAAGCGTAGGAAGGGATCGGACCTCACGAAGGCCCAGTGATAGCCTTAAAGGCTCTCAAAGGTGCTTTTACATGACGGCGGGACACTATATCCGCCGCCATGCACGAGCGCCCGATGAGTGAATCAAAGGAACGAGCCATTCGTCAAGAGAAAGGGGAAACTTCCTCTTTTCCGATCGAAACTCGTTTCGCAAATTCAATCACAGGTCG